GTCTTTTTTCGTAGCATATATTGCATTAGATATATTTATAAAAAAATCATTATCTTGTATACAAACGGTATTTTCCAGTTTAGTAATAGGGGATATAATGAGTGGTTTATTTTTGGGTGCATTGATTGCTGGACCATTAATGTATGGAACTAAATTTAATAATTATTTATTTATAAACGAAGTAAATTCAAATAAAGAGGTTTGTTCAATGCCGACGAAACAACAATTTAAATGTTCTGTGTACAAAAATGGAGAACTTGTAGGTTCATCTATAAATTAAAATGATGCATAATATTCATTAATGTTTTTCTAAATGATCGTAAAAATAAGTTTCTATGAAAAGATTCACTTATTAAATTCATATTTCCTTTTGTATTAAATGTTCTCGAAAACGCATTATACGTTTCTATAACATTTCTCGTTTTATAATATGTTAAATCATCATGCTTAAATGGTCTTAATCCTTTTCGTTTATTTACCGTATTATGGAAAACATAAAGGACATTGATAAGATCCGATTTTGTTTTAATACTGCTAAGTTTAACCTTTGCCCAAAATACTTTGGCATGTTGAGCGCATTCTGGACACGGTAAGTTATTACATATTTGAATTATACTCATAATAACATGTTGTCCAATTAAAGGGAAAGACTCGTCTTTGATTTTTTCTGCTAATGTATGTATAAATAACCATGTTGGGGGACCCCAGGTACTCGGTGACATTATACTAAATACAATAAAATAAATTTAAAGATATTCTGTAAATATATATATTAATTCAGAAAATGCTAAAATATAATATAGAAGGAAATATAAATTTTTACGAATCATTATATAAATCATTAGATGAAGATTCAGATGATGAAGATACATTGTGTCAAATAACAGGATCACCTTTAGACTCAAAAGCTATAACATTGGAATGTAAACATAAATTTAATTATGAAGCATTATATAAAGAAATTTGCAACCAAAGGTTTGTATTTAAAACATATGAGTATATTAAACTGAGCAATAAAGAACAGAAATTTTTAGTAGATTCGAATAAGGATTACTTTATAAAATGTCCTTATTGTAGAAATATTCAGTTTACGATTTTGCCTTATTATGAAGAGCTTGGATTAGATAAAAAGTATGGTATAAATAGTTTGGACCCATCTTTGCCCGAAAAAATTGTATATACATACAGATATAAACCGAAGCCACATACTGTATATGCTGAAAAAAATATGGTTAGTTGCTATTGCTACGGAGTTTTATTTAAACCAGGTAAGTGTTGCTATAAATTAAATGAACATTTAAATAATAACAATTTATATGAGTGTAAAAACTTGTTTTGTGCTGTAATACCAAATACAGAATTATCTTATTGTAATGCTCATTATAGGGCTGGATTAGTAAAATATAAGCAATCATTAAAACAAAAACTAAAGGATGAAAAGGAGAAAATTAAAAACGATAAACAGAAACTACTTGATGAAAAAAATACGGAACGTCTCGCGAATGGTCTTAAACCATTAAAGTACTTATCCAAGAAAAATACCGTACAAAGTTTAATACAAATAAGTCAATATGTTTCGGATGAAGAAAACAGCAACGTGATTAACAACGTGGAAAACAACAATGTGGAAGAAAACACAGGTTGCAAAAGTGTATTAAAATCCGGACCAAATAAAGGTAAACAATGTGGATGCTTAAAATTATTTAAGGATGACATGTGTAAAAGACATAGTTCTTAAAAATATAATATATGTAAAAATATTTAAAATTATTGTTATTATATATTTAATGGATACTAACAATAAAGAACCAACAAAACCTACTACAAAAGAAGAATTAATTTCAAACATTAAAGAATGGATTAAAATAGATACTGATATTATAAAATTAAAGGCAGAAATAAAGGATAAAACCAAAAAGAAAAAGGAACTAACAGATTCGTTAATTAATGTAATGAAAAAGAATTCAATTGATTGTTTTGACATAAATGGTGGAGCATTAATGTACAAACAAAAAAAAATAAAAAAAACAATATCTGCTAAGTTTTTATTGTCTCAATTAGAAGAATATTATAAGGATAAACCAGAAGTAGCCAAAGACATAACAAAACATGTTTTAGACAATAGACAAGAAGTTTTTAAAGATGAAATTCACAGGAAACTAACAAAAGCATAATGAAAAATATAATATAAAAAACTAAATTAAAATATATTATATATATTACTGTAGTATGGAATATATATATTTGGGGGAACAAAATATAAATAAAAATATATTATTGAATGATATTTCTAAGGATATTAAAAACGGAGGAAAATACGATATATTATTTTTGTTATGCTATAGCATCAATACAGAATCAAAATATCCGTTTTTACAATTTATGATGGATAAAATGCCATATTGCGATGATCTCATTAAAGAACAATTCTCAATCCCACATATATTTTACACCGATTTTTCTAAAACTATTGAAGAACTTGTTTTAGAAAAGGTTACATATTCTTTAAACTTAATTGGTTGCAATTGTGCTACAATACATAAAGACATGTATAAAGGTATAATTTATGATTTAATGGAACAACCTTACGCATTAATGGACATAACTGGGATAGACATTAGTGGGCTATGTTTATCCAGAAACTCTTTAGTATGGTTTGCATTACCAAGCGAAATTATAAATGTTAAAACTATATGCAATATTGAGATAGATTCGGATACAGTAAACTTATTTACAAATAGTCCAAAATTAGGGGTGCTAAAAAATCCGACAACAAATCAACCATATATAAATCCTGATGTTGTTTACACTGGTGGAGAGCTTAAGATGGTAGAATTTAATTCTACATTTGGAATTAACAAAAATAAAATATATAATAGATGTGGAGACTATTATTATTTCTTTAGGTCGTTTTCTCATGCAGTAAAATATGGTGGTTGGGAAAAAGACCTGGAAACGAATACACATTCATCTACAGGGCGATTAGTAATTGAAAATGAGTATGGTAGATATGTTACTGGGGGTATAAATAGGTTTGCATTATTTATAGAGGGAAATTTTCATATTGAAAAAGAAACAGAATTTATGTTGACTGACCAAGAGATTGAAACAATTTATCCTGAACCATGTGTAATTATTTGTTATTCTGGAACACACAATTATAATCCAGATGTTTTAGTAAAAAATAATGATTCTTTTATTCCGTTGACTTATCATAAATTAAATAAGGAATCATTAGATGAACAATTTGTCCCTGAAAAAAAGACAAAATATACGATAATATAAATTATATAAGTATTATTTATTTCTATATTAATTATATAATGTCAACAAGTGCAAGTACAATAATAACATCCTTAGGAGTATCCATTTTGTTAGTTTATGGAATAACAAAGGTGTTAGAATTTTATGGAGTCGGTATAAATGTTTATGGCTCATATATTGCATTTTATTTCTTTTTATTAATTACAGCTTTTGTTTTACCCCGTAATTATCCGAATATTAAAGTTAGTAGCACGTAAAAAATTGATTTTATTTTTACATATAAATTATATATAAAAATGCCAAACGTATATTCTAAAATGATGCCAGTTATTGATAATAAAATAGAAACATATGAAAATAAATGGTTTAGAATGGCTTACTATGGTAACGGTAAACCCGAAGACATTGTTAGAATGGCTTACTATGGTAACGGTAAACCCGAAGACATTGAAGAATTTTTACTAAAAATAAATAAACCCTTACAAAATAAAATTTTCAATAAAAAATGGCATCCAAAAACTGCACTTGAAATCGCAGTATACAATGGTAATTATAAATACGTAAGAGACCTTATAAAGTTAGGTGCTACTGTTACTTTAAAGGCTGTAAAATTGTGTGAAAGACTATGCGAAAATATATGTGGTGGATATATAATTCCCGTTATGCTTCAAGAGTTAACCTATAATATTGATTATAATGTATACAAAAAATATTATACCAAAAAGTGTTGGGTTACAATAAAAGACGTACATGTTATGAATATCGTAGAAAATGTTCGTCATCATTTAAAAGAGCTTACCGTTTGTCGTCGACGTTATAAAAATGGTGAATACGAGAAAACATTCGAAGTAATGGCGGATTTTATGAATCGTGTAAAAAATATAAAATAACCACTCTTTCTCTTTAAGTTGTTTTAATATATAATATAAAAAATTGATTTAAGGAGAATACAATAAATAACTATAAATAAACAAGTAAAGAAAATGGAAAAAAGAATTAACAAAAAGTTTGAAGCATACTTTTCGGAATTTAAAGATCATATAAAAGACAAGGCAAGTAATTTAGGACTTGCAGATGACCCAAAGCTGAGTAATTTGGTTCAATATATATTTGATTATGAACGTTTCTGTTTAACGAAGGACGATTTTATGAAGAGAAGACGCGTAAAAAATGTAGTTCATATGACAGACCGTTGTTGTGCAAAGAAAGCAAATGGAGAACGTTGTACCAGAAGAAGAAAGGATACAGAATTCTGTGGAACGCATTTGAAAGAAACTCCACACGGCATATGTACGAATGATGTAGAACCAAAAGCGACTGGTCAACATATCGAAGTATGGGCACAGGACATAAAAGGTATAGTATATTATATCGATAAAACTGGAAATGTGTATCAGGCTGAAGACGTTGTACAGGGGAAAACAAACCCAAAGGTAATTGCGAAATATGTAAAGACGAATGATACGTATAGTATTCCTGAATTTAATATTTAACTGAACCGTATTTAGAGATTATTGTGTATATTTTTTTTAGAATTCTGGTTTTTCTATAATTATTCTATTTAAGAAAAATATAATAATTAATATATATATATGTCTAAACCTGCGACTGTAAATGGTATAAAATATACTACAAGTAGTAATAATACTGCTGTTGTTGTACCAGGACAATCTAATACTTTAACATTTGTAACAATTCCGTCAACTATTACGGTAGCATCAAGAACATTTAGAGTAATAAGTATTGTTGCTGACGCGTTCCAAGGTTGTACACAGATAAACCATGTAGAGTTTATGGGATCCTCTAACGTAGAAACAATAGGAGACAATGCATTCGGATCTTGTACACAGTTATTCTATGTAACAATCCCAACTTCGGTAACATTTATTGGAACCAATGCGTTTTCAAATAATACACAGTTATCGGGAGGAACATATACTCCTACAATATTATCGAGTTACTATCATCAAAACAATACACAAAATTATATAACAGTAAATTTATACGAACCAAAAACAGTAACAAATTATTCATATTCAACTAATGGGACAAATTATACAGAATTAAGTCCAGCTCAAACAACAAGTCCACTAACAATAAATGTATCAAATAATAGTTCCATTAGCATAAAAGGTATAGGAGGAAACAGAACTGTAAGTGGTTATACATTAACTATAAATCATTCACCATCATCAAGTAATACTCCAAAAACATTGGAAAACATGGTAACAACTAAAGTATCAATGACAACGATATTGGCAAATTTTACAAGTGCGGAAATAAAAGCAGTATACACTGCAACACAGTTAAAGGCAGCAGGTTACACGCAACAATCGATAACTCAAGCAGGATACACACAAACCACAACTCCAACATTATCAAATTTTGGTAATTTAACAAAGACGGTAGCAGATGGTAGTTTCACTATAGTAGCACCGAGTTCAAATAGCGGAGGTACATTTAGTTACACAAGTTCAAATCCCTTAGTAGCAACGGTATCAGGAACAACAGTAACAATATTACAAGGCGGTTTAACAACGATAACTGCTACACAAGCGGAAACGGCAACATATTACGGAGGTTCAACAAGTAGTTTGTTAACAGTGATATCAAAAGTGATGTCAAGTTTGTCAATGGACCCAATAGATATAAAGACATTTGGAGACGGGGACTTTCAAATACAAGTAACAACAAATAGCACAGGTTCAATAAGTTACACAAGTACGAATTCAAGTGTAGCAACTGTATCAAGTGATGGATTTGTAACAATAATGGGAGCAGGGTCAACAACAATAACAGCGTTGCAAGATGAGACAGAAAGCTACTTTGCGAACTCAGTAACACGTGTTTTAACAGTGAGTAAAGCGAACCCGACAATAACACTGGACAATATAGAAAGGACATTTGGAGACGAGGCGTTTCAAATACCAGTAACAACAAATAGCACAGGTTTAACAAGTTACACAAGTTCAAACACGAGTGTAGCAACTGTATCAAATGATGGATTTGTAACAATAATGAGAGCAGGGTCAACAATAATAACAGTGAATCAATTAACAGATACGAATTACTATGGAGGTTCAACAACAAGTGTATTAACAGTATTTAAATTGGAACCGACAATAACACTGGACAATATAGAAAAAACATTTGGAGACTCTGTATTTACGGTATCGGCGAATTCAAATAGTTCAGGTTCAAAAACATATATAAGTTCAAATACTTCGGTTGCAACCATATCAGGAACAACTGTAACAATTGTAGGTGCGGGTTCAACTGTATTAACTGTGAGCCAATTAACAGATGCGAATTACTTGGAAGGTTCAACAACAAGTGTATTAACAGTAGGAAAGGGAGTTTCAAGTTTATCAATGGGTTCAATAAGTGAAAAGACA